CTTTATAAAGATTTCTAACTGCTTTATCATAATCTCCAGTTATTGCCCCCACTGTTGTTTGACCTATATCATTTATAATACTAGCTCCTGGAAAAAATTCTAATACATTTTCAGAACCATAACCAACAGTTTGATTTAAGACACTAGTAGGTAGCCATCCTAGATTACCAGATAAATTTAAAGCATGTCCAAGCCACTTATCAGTATCTGTTTCTACATCAGTTTTAATTTCACCGTATCTTGCAAATTCTCTTAAATTATAAATAGCACCATAAACAGTTAAAGCTCCTAACATTCTAAATAGTTGAGCTTGTTCAGCACTTTCTGCTCTGGCTATAAGAGCATTTGTTTGTGAAGATTTTGCTTGTGCCCAAGAACTAAACTGACCTAGTATTCTTAACATAGGATTTCTTGTTTGTGTAAAAAGTAATCTGTTTCCTACAGTTGGTATGATAGCATCTCTATCAGCAGTCTTTGAACCTATTTTATTTAGTATTGATTTAGCTACATCATCACCAAGAGCATCATCAAGATTTCTAAAAGAACCTATTTTAAGTATATCATCAAAAGAATTAATACCTAAAGTACTTAAATGTCTTATGTCTTCAAGAGTAACTCTATCTATATTTTGTAACTCATCTAAAGATTTAGCATTATTTTGTCGTGCTTTTATAGCTAAAGCTCTAGCTGTTTTGTGACCGTCAACTAAACCTACATTAAAAGCATATCTTCTAGCAAGACTAGTTATACCTTCTAGTCCAATATACTTAAAAAACTTTTCATTAGATTGACCAATTAAATCTAAATATCTAGTATATCCACCTTGCTCAGCACCAGTAAACATATCTCTCATTAAAGTTCTAGCTAAATTATCATCTGCTATTGCTAAAGCCTGTGCTCCACCTTTTTCGTTTCTAGCTCTTAGTGAAGTTCTATAAGCTCCTTGTAACCAAGAACCAAACCATCTACTGTTTTGCATAGGTTGAACTAAATCACCAAGGTTGGCTATAGTAACTTTATCCATCATAGTAAAGTTACCAAGAGTAGAAAGAGTAGCTATAATATTTCTTTCAACTTGACTACCAACTCTTCCGTGTCTACCAAAAAAAGAATTAACAGCATTAACTATAGCTTCTTTATCACCATCCAATTTTGTTTTAGCAGATAAAGATAAATCATCTATCTTTGTAACACCAAATTCTTTTTTGTATTGTTCATTAAGTCGTGTAAAATATCCTTTTAATAACTGTCCTTCAGCTCCAAATTTTCTAGCAAACTCTACAGACTTAACACTATTTCTTACTAAATCAGAAAGAACAGCACCCACATCATTTATTAAATATTTTTCCATTATTTTTTCTACATCATCATAAGAACCTTGAAGTATTCTTTCTTTATTAATGTGTTCACTGAGAGGTAAAATAAATTTAGATTTAGATTTTGTGTCTGTTAATTGTGATGCAGTTTTATCTAACAGTTGTCTTTCAAACGAAGCTGTTTGTCCTTCAAAATATTTTTCAGCGGCTTTTTTAGCTTCTGCTGGTTTTAGTGGTTTAGTAACAGTAATAGGAGTTCCATCTGTTTTTGTCCCTATTCTAACTGGATTTTTTGCACTAGCATTTTTAGTTATATTTTGGAAAACTTTTCCCATATCTTTTAAAAAAGCTAACTTGCTTTCTTTAGATTGATTAACTATTGCAAAATTAATTTTTCTTGGAAAATAATTAGCTATAATTTCAGACTCTTTTATACCTACTTGATTGTAGTAAGTTCTAAAGCTTCCTAAAAAATCTTTTATTCTTACAGCTAAGTCTTGAGATTCTTTTGAAAATGTTCCTTTTGCTCCTCTCACAATAGCAAGTGCTTCTTCTTGTTGTTGTAATGTGGTATTACGAAGAACTCCGTCTTTACCATAAATAGCTCTTACAAACGTTTGAAATGTTTTTTGAGTAGATGATTCTATATTTTGTGAATATCCTGTAAGTCTCGCACCTTCTCCTTTTATAACTCTACCTGCTGCGTCTAGTCTTACAGTGGTATCAAATTTAGGAAACATCATAGTAGAAAATTCATCTACCACTCCACCCCTTGCAGAAAGTTTTGTAGATTGACTAGTTGCTAATCCTAAATTAAATCTATTAGCTCCTTCAAGCACTCTTCCAAAATTACTTATATAATTTTTTAATAGTTGAGTTGAGAATTCTATCTGAGTATTTTTTGGAATACCTTTTAACATTCCACTTCTTAGTGCTCTACTAGCAAGACCTAATGAAGCTCCAGCAGCTACATAATTTTGAAAACCATCCTCTGAATCAGCCCATATAACTCCAGCACCAGCTCCCATACCAGCACCTATAATCGGTCTGGTTAAGTTAATTGACAAAGCTCTTCCTATTTGAGATTTTAAACCACCTATAGCATGTATTTGTTCTATTACAGCTACATTATAATCATATTCTTTTTTAGCTTGTCGTTCTATTCCAAGTTTAATTTGTTTATTTAGTGCTCTGGCAACTGAATTTGGACCTGCTTTTTTTACTCCTGCTTCTTTTAAAAGTTTTACTTCAGCTGAACTTAAATTTTTTATTAAAGTTTGTAAAGCTTTTGGGTCATCAGATTTTAAACCTAACTCATTTATTTTTTTTATTATATTTTGTTTAGGTAAAATAAATTTAAGATAGTTATTATCTTCTGCAGCAAGTTCTTTAAATAGTCTTTTTATTTCAGGAAGGCTACTTATTTTTTTAACTTGGTCTAGTTGTTTTTGTGATAAGTTTAAACTTTGAATTTGGTTCTTTTTTAGTAGTTCTGCAACAGCTTCTTCTTTTAATTTATCACCACCAAAAAATTTAGGTGCTACTTTACCAGCAACTTTACTTACACCAGCACTAACACCCATAGCTACAGGAGAAAGAACAGCACCTGCTGTAGCTCCAAATAAAATATCACTGCCTGTTAACTCTTGACCAGTTGCACCTTTTTTTAGGGCTGTAGTACCCCCACCAACTGCTGCTCCTAAACCTGCAGTAGCTGCTGTAGCTGCCGCATATTTTTTATATCCTTTGTAAGCTCTTCCTGCTTGAGCTGCTCTTGCCCAAGGCATAGCTAAATAAACTGGGTCAGTAACCATAACTAATGCACGACCACCTAATACAGCTGCATCTGCGTCATATTTACCATCTTTAAATTCAGGAAACTCTTCAAATATTTTTTGCTGTCTTTCTCTTTCTATTTGTTGTATAGTTTTAGGACTAAAAGCAGCATATGTAAGTCTACCTACATCACCAAGTAAATAAGTTTCTTGAGCAGCTCCATATTGAGCTTTTCTTAAAGCAGTGGGTTCATCTATACTAGGTTGAGAAACAATACTAGTATCAGCTTCTTTCATATAAAAAGGTCTGTTAGTATCTTTCTCTTCTTTTTCTTCTATTATAGGAGATTCTACAGAAGAACTTTCTAAACTCTTCATGTAGAAAGGTCTATTATTATCCATATTATTCTTCTGTGATTGGTCTAAATCTAATAGTGGTTACTGGTCTATCAAACTCATTTACTACTGTATCAGGGTAAGACTCATATTTTGTTCCATCTTGAGTAGTTATAGTGTCTCCAACACTCATCATATTATTACCACCAGTTCTAAACATTTCTTGTTCAGCACCACCTGGAGCTTCGTAAGATAAATTATTAAGATATTCAGCTGTTACTAAATTTTTTTCCATAGCTTCAGATAAATTCATTTTAGAAACATCTGGAACAATTTCTTGCATTTGATTATCTACAGATTTTTTATCAACTACTTCTGGAGCGCCTGCAGTAGTAGCTTCAGTTTGTTGAGTTCCTAACCATATATTATATTGTTCCATAACTGAAGAAGGTATAGCACTTTTTTGTGCTTCGTTCATTTTTGATATTTCATCTTGTAAATTTTTAAATGAATCTGTTTCACCACCTATAGTATATTCTTGACCATCTTCAGAAACAGTTGGAATTTCAGATTTAATTTCACTTGCTTCTTCTTGAGGATATAATATTTCTGCAACTTTAGCATCTAAAATATTAGCAACAGCAGCCATTGTTTTTCCTTCATCTTCTCCAAATTGTTCTAAAGTTTTATTTAGCTCTTCTTGTAAGTATGGTATAGTATCTACCATTACATTTGTACCATCTATTGATTTTACTTTATCAGGTAAACCAACATAAAGAGGTAAAACATGTGCAGGAATAACATAAGTTCCTTCTACTGGATTATCAAGTCCTAAAGTATCTGTGCTTAAACTAATAATTCTTCTAGGTAATTCAAATTCTAATCTTTGAAGTAATGCCTGTTTATTATTATCAGCATCATTACCTGTTTCCCATCCAGCTCTATGATAATTAGCTTCTGCTATTTCCATTATTAAAGTTTGAGTTCTATTATATAAATGAGCACCTTCTGCTTTAGTTCCTAGTACTTTACTTCCTGCATAATCAGAAAGAACTTCTAAATCAGCTTTAGGAAGAGTAGCTTGAATAGCATTAAATGTATCTTGAACAAAAGCACTAGATTGGTCATCTGTTTGAGATTTAAAATTATTTTCTATTCTGTTAAAAATAGCTGTTTGTGATGCTTTATCACTTTTTTCGTCAGATGTAAGAAGGTCGTCATCTTGATATACTAAAGGAAAAGCAGCTGGGATATTTAAATTTATAGTTTGACCAGAGTTTTTACTAATTATAGCTGTTCCAGCAACTGTTCCTTCTTCAGCAGAAGATTCTGGTCTAGCTTTAAAATCTACTTCTACTCTTTCATCACTACTACGGAACGGAGAATCAAGAGCTTTCTGATATCCACTATTCATATCTGCTTCTAGTTGTGCTAAAACATCAGCACCTTTATCTTCTTTACCTAGTAGTTTTTGAGATAAAGTAGAAAAAGTTCCTTTAGATATATCTTCTTGAGCTTTAGTAATTAAACTTTCATCATAGAAATCTGATAGTTTTGGTTTAACAGGCATAGCATCACCGATATATTTATAACCTGTAACTTTTCCATCTTCTCCTGTTACTTCTTGAATTCTAGCCATTTCATTTTGTAACTGTAAATCTAATCCACTACCTGTTTCTATTTTCGTACCAGTAGAAGGTATAATACCTTTAAC